GCTGCTCTCCCGCAAAATCAATCGGCTTTAGCTCAGGCACCTTGGGCTTCTTGCCACCAAAAAGTCCGCCGAGCAGGCTTCCCGCTGCCGAGATTCCTGCTCCACCCAAAATTGCCGCTCCAAGTCCTATTGCCATAAATTATTCTTTTTGGTTCAGAACCATTGCGAGAATCCACCGCCGTTTAATCCGACGCCGACCATTCGGATCGTTGCGACTGCGTCCCCAAGGTATTGCATCGTTTGCTCCTGAACAGCTTGAACTGCTTTGGCTTCGTAGGCCACTGCTTCCTGAATCAAATCGTTCTCTTCCTTACGAATCGCCATGACCATCAGCTTGATGGCATCAGGACTCGGCGGAATGAGGTAGTCATTGACGCTCGTCGCGTTGATATGGCGCATCTTCGCCATGACCGTCACCGGCTTATCCTCGTCGTTATTGCAACGGTCCGTCAGGTAACTGCGGCGGTACTGCGGCAAAGTTTCATCAGGGTCGTAAACTGCCAGATCAAGCTCCAGCAAGGTCGTCGCATTGTACTCGTACAACCGGCTTACCGTGTTGGTTGCCTGACGAATGACGCCGGTCAGCGATATGAACTTCTTGGTCGATTGAACGTACGGAGCGGCCAAGGTTAGCTTCTCGCCGTCAATCCAAAGTCCGCCAGACAGTGTGCGAATCCATTGCCCGTTCTGATCGACGCCTTGCAGGGTGATGGTCTTGCCAACGTCAGAAGCGTCGCCGGGATAGACTCGGATGAAGCTGTTCGTCCCGCCGGACATGTCGCGGTAAGAAACCACGGTGCCACGATCCATAAGCTGCTTGCCAACGCATGCGCCATTGCTCTCTCCGAGCAGTCCGTATCCGCTTTCCTGAAACTCGAACCATTGATTGCGAACCGTTCCGACGCCGCAGCAATCAGCGACGGACTCGATGGTTTCGATGTGACGCGGCCAAGTGATGCACCCTCCAACCGTGTGGATAGTGAAACGTCCGTACGCGCCTGCCCACAACCCCTTGTGCAGAAGCCGTCGGCACGCCTGATTGATGTAGTCGTAAACGCGAGGGTCATCGACGCAGACGCCGACTACACGGGCGATTGTCGAGCGAATGTCCTGAACGATTAGCTTCATTTGACGTAATAGATTCGGGTCGTTCGCTTGATGAAGTAAACACCGTAGAACGGAGGAAGGTTGTTATGGGCTGCGTCTCCTCCAGTGGAGCTTGATATTCCAACAGCTCCTGTACCGGCAGTTAAATCCATAAACTTTAAATCTCCGCCACTTGTAGAATCGTTTATATAGCGCCCAACATTATGTGTATGAGCGGCCAATTCTGAAACCGTCAGCGTGTGTTTGTCCTCGCCAACGACAGAAGTGGACGTAGCCGTTCCCTTAACAGCAACCGCTCCACTCGCCGCAAAAGCGCCAACACCGACCGGGAAACGAGCGTCAAGCAGCGTATCAACCATCCACATCGGACCAAACGTATCGCCTACCACAGCAGTTCCGTCACCACCGTCGTACGAAAGAAGATCAGTGGTCGTTCCGACAAAGATGCGACGCTCGTATCCACTCTCTACAACCGGATTTTTATAAAGCCAGACCCCCTGACTGTAAATCCACCACTGCCCATTTTCATCAAGCCACGGATAAATCCGATTGTTGATCGACGGAACCGTCGGTCCAAAATTAAAGAACGAGTTCCCAACAGTGCTGTTGAAAACGGCTTGCGTACCTCCGATGATATCGTTGGCCAAGTTCTGGTAACTCAACGGACAATAGTTCGTCGGAAGACTTGGAGGAGTAAGCGTGATTAAGGTTAGATTTGGCATACTATTCCGATGTGTAGGTAAACGGGTTTACGTCGCAAGCATCAAGGGTCTTGCATCCTTCGAACACAAGGCACTCGCCCACAGCAGGTTCCTGAACGTCGTAAGCGTGGACTCGGATGCTCTTGATGCGGCAATATCCCGTAACTGTCAGGCTCATTTGAACCTCGTACATGTTTCGAGTCGGGGTGCTGATGCTCGAATTGCACGGTACATCCGAAGGAGTCGGCAAGCGCATCTTTGGCCTGTATTGCGGCTGAAAATTGACCAGCGGACAAGCAGGTTGGCACTGCAAAGTTGTCGCGCATTCGGCCCAGTCTGCCCATTCAATCCATCCGGGGTATTGGTCGGGCCGATACTCGACATTGAAAGAAGCGCTTCCGTCCAACGAATCAATAAATATGTCGCCCGAATCAAGCCTCTTCAGTCCAAACGGAATCTCGAAGTTGTAGGCGCGAGTATGGACCAACCACTGAATATTCTTTTTCCCATCAACCAAGTTGTTGTCGAACTTCTCGCCCTTGCTGATTTCCCAAATCTGAATCGTTCCGTTTTCACCGCGAGCAATCGAAAAGCATCTGTCTCCGTAAACGCTCTCCGTCTTCAAGACCTGCAACACATCGAGTCCAGTCCAGATTCCTGCCCACGCGGGAGGAAACTTTTTCCGCATCGACGTAATCAGGTCGAAATCCAAAACCATCAGCGCCTTATGGACAACACCTTCGGCATTGTACCGAGGCTGTCCGGTCATCAGCAATCGATTGTCGAACACGACCGCAGATCCAGACCACAGAAGACTGGTTTGATCGTTCTCAGCGATGTTCAGAATCTCGCCACTGATCGGCGTATTCCCCGGATCAGTGAACGAGCGACGAGCGATGATGAACGAGCGCACACCATCGACTGCTCGGTAGAACACGTCGCCGTTGACAGTAATGGCCGACCTAGCGCCAAGCGCACCGCTAGTCAGCAAACTGATGGCCTGAATCGGATAGCTCAGGTTCTTCCATGTATTACGATCAACAGGAGCTTGAACCGAGAAGACGTATCGAGGAGTAAAAACTAGGAGCGGCCCCTGACCAAGCGACGTATCTGGATCGCCGGGGACGGCCATTGCTGTGATTCCTCCTGAATCCGACGGAACCGCAAAGTCTCCGCCTTCATTGAGGAAGGTGTTCTCGGTTTCTTTGAGAACACTCGCTCGCGTGCCATCTCCATAAACAATGTCCGTAGCTCTGAATGAGAATCCATTCGGAAGCGCATACCAGATACGTCCGTTGACGTAGGCCATTACTCTTCCGCACTTGATTTCGTCGGTGGTTGCGCGGCGCAGATTTGATCCGTTGAAGATCAGCGGTGCGCTCTGGCCGTCTTGAATGACAACAAAGTTCTCCGCCTGAACCATCCAGCCATCGAGTATGTTCGATGGGTTCTCAAGATTAGGTAAAACTGAAAGATTCTGAACGCTGTTTTGAAGGCAGTCGTAAAGCCACACTTTACCACTGATTAGCATCAGGATGAACGTAGCCCCGTTGTCGCCGATGTATGGGAGCGCACACTGAAAGACTCCCGTCAAATTGCTCGAACCATAACACTCCTCGGAGAAACCGTCCGCCGTGACATTGGTTTGATCCGCAGTGACGAGCGTGCTGTCTGCCGTAATCGACAGGCAAACGTCGTAATCTTTCTGGATGAAACCGGGTCGAGGAGAAACGAATCCCTGCCGAAAGCTGGCGTTGACCGCGAAGGCGACCTGATTCTTATCCACCTCAGACGGCATCACACCAGCGTCAATGCCACCCTCAAAGGTGACAGACCCATCCGTGTACCGCCGTGGTGCGCGTTCGCTCATGGCTTAAGCCTGAATCCGTTGGATGGAGAATGAGGAGTTTGCTCCCACTGTTCCGCTATTTGAATACGCAGTTACAACAAGTTCGTAATAATCTCCAGCAATAGCTTGATCTATGTATTGAAGAAAAAAAGGTCCAATTGAAACTGGTGAAATTGTTGCTGCTTCGCTCAAAGGAAGAAGCGTTGTTGATCCGTTTTTTCTAATTGCTGCATTTGCGGAACCTGTTGAACCGGGGGTAAAAATAAACAAAGCGTCTAACCTGTAGTATCCAGAGTAAGGAACAACAAACCTTCCATTTACAGAATTGAATCCAGACGCGGTATCAATTCCAGTATAGTTTGTGCTTGGATAATTTGTACTGCTAAAAATATTTTGATTCACCTGAACTGTAGTGACACTCGGAAGCGTTCCAGAATCAACCCTCCGCGTAAACGTGACGTAACTGAACCCTGCAATCGACGGAGCCGACAGCGTGATGTTTCCCGCGCTGTTCGTGACGACAATTGGAAATGTCCCAATAATTTCTTTCTGGAGATAATTCGATCCGTCGCCGACCGGAATCTTGTTTGCGGGAGCAGTTGATAGGTTCGTTCCACCGTTTGCAACCGGCAACACGCCGCTGATGTCGCCCACTGGAACCGTTGCGACGGTCGATATAAATCCAGATCCGCTCGACCCTTGAGTCTTGAGATAACCGGATGAAAGCGAATCAAGCGCCGTCGCACTTGGAATCGATGCGTCGGGAGTTCGAACAATGTACGTCGCTGCGGACGATGCTCCGCCAGCGGCTCCAGCCGCTCCGGTAGCGCCAATCGCACCTGACAGCGTGATAAGTGAACCAATAGGAATCACCGTCGTAGGAATTGCATTTGGGATTCCAAGAACGCCTGCAAGTGGGTTCTGAAGGGTTACCAGCAAGCCGTCTACCGATGTAACCTGCAAGTAGCCGCATCCCTGAACCGAGACAAAAAACTGTCCAGCCACCGACTCTGGAAGAAACGAAGTGTTCGCAACCGGAACGACAACCGATGCTCCAAAGGTCGGAACTACAAACGACGCGGTCGTATACGAGAACGCATTTTCTCCGTTCGCGCCGTTCGTTCCGTTAGTTCCCGCAGCACCCTGAGGTCCGGGGACGTTCACGACAACCGGAACGGTATCGCAAGGCTGGCAACAGCCGGTTGAAGAAACAAGTTGCGACGGCATATTTTTCCTTTGCCAGACCGTCAAGTCCAGCGAGAACTAATGCAAGGCCAAACTATGCCAGAGCAAGTGTCAGAGCATCCATTGATCGACCACAAGTACGGGATTCGTTCCCCAGTCAAGATTCCAGACCTAGAACTGGAACTCTACGCATTCCGAAATCGGCTCCAACCGAATGAGGGCGGACTGGGTACTTTCGATCATTTTCGTAACGCCACGAAAATGTTATGGCCGAAGATGAGCTGGAACCCGTGGCTCGAAGCACAAGTCGAAGGTCTTTGCGAACACGACTACGTCGGATGGGCAGGTTGCGGTGCGAGCGGAAAGACTTTCGGCGCGACGCTCTTTGCGACTGTTTGGTGGCTGGCAAACCCGTCCAAGACAACCGTTGTTCTTACGTCTACAACGGCAAAGATGATCCGAAAGCGTATGTGGGCCAATCTTCAGGATCTTGTTCGGAAATCACGCGGATTCCCCGGAAACATGGTCGATTCGAAGATGAGTCTTCAAGCTATCAAAGGCGACGACCGACACTCCATTTCGGCTATCGCCGTCGCCGAGGGCAACACATCCAAGGCTGTGGCCAACATTCAGGGCATCCACGCCGAGCGTGTGATGGTTATTATCGACGAAGCTACGGATACGCCTGAAGCAGCGTTCGAAGCGTGTACGAACCTTTCTAAGGGCTGCCGCGAGTTCAAAATGCTGGTCATCGGAAACCCTGCCTCAAAGTTTGATCCGCATGGACGCTTCTGCACACCGGCAAAGGGTTGGCGCAGCGTAACGATTGAAGACCAGCATTGGCTGACAGAACGCGGGATGTGCCGACGCTTTGACGGCATGAAGTCGCCGAACATCAGCGAAGGTCGAACGAAGTATCCGTACCTCATTACTCAGGATCAGGTCTTGTCGGCTATGCGACATGAGGGCGAGCAAAGCCCTACGTTCTGGAAGTACACACGCGGATTCTGGTCGCCGGACGGCATGGTCAAGACGGTCTTGTCCGAATCGCTGATTGAGACGCACACACCTACAAAAAGTTTGGTGTTTACCACCAACGTCCAAATCGTTGCCGGTCTTGATCCGGGCTTTGGCGGAGACAGATGTATCCTTCGTTTTGCCAAGGTTGGCACCGCAAACGACAAGGTCAGCATACTTTTTCAGGACATCATCCACATATCTGTCAACGCTCAGCTAACGGAGCCGGTGCATTACCAGATAGCCAATCGGGTTAAAGAAGAATGCAACAAGCGCGGCGTTGCACCGGACAAATTTGGTCTGGATTCAAGCGGTGAAGGCGGTGGTTTGGCCGACATCTTGACCCGCGAATGGGGTGTAATTCATCGCGTTGAGTTCGGTGGCTCGCCATCAACGATTCCCGTCAGCGACGAGGACAGTAGGCCATGCAACGAGGCTTACGATAGAAAGGTAACGGAACTCTGGTTCTCGATGCGTAAATGGGCCGTTGAGGAGCGTTTAGGAGGCATGGACATCGAGACGTTGCAGGAGTTCTGCGCCCGTATGTTCGATGATTCCAAGCGGAAGATATCGGTCGAATCCAAGACCGTGATGAAGCAACGGACAGGAAAATCGCCTGATTTGGCCGACGCTGCTGTAGTCTTGCTTGATCTGGTGCGCAAAACTGCTGTTTTAGAGCCGCGCTTTACGAAGATGGATAAGGTCTGGGAAAAGCTAGTGAAGGACGCAGATTCAATTTACTACGACGAAACGATTGAAGCATGAGCAAAACCACTGGTTACAAAGTTCTGAATGAACACATGGTCATCCCCGGCGGATGGCATTACCGCATTCCCGAGACTGGGATTGAAGTACCCGGAGGATCATGGGCGCAGCTCCATGAGTTTGTTCGCAATCACTACACGGCGAACGCCATTAAAATTCCGAGCAACCTTGACGATTTAATCACCGAATATGCGTGTCGTAACGGTGCCGATTGCTCTTACAACGAAGTTAATGTTCCCAAGCCAGAAGGACGTAAATCGCTTCAGATCGGAGACGTCATTCGGTTCAGCATGAGTCTTCTCCACGGACTTACGGTTGGCGGCGGTAAGGTGGATCAGGCGGAAGCGAATAGACGCGCAAGCATCTGCTCGACCTGCGTTTACAATCGAAAACCACTCGGATGCACAGGATGCAACGCCCGTGTGCTAAAGGATGCTGTCAAAACTTTCTCTCAACACGGCAGCACTCCGGTAGACGAAAGCCTGCAAAGCTGCGAGTTTTGCGGTTGCTTTATCAGAAGCATGGTTTGGTTTCCCATTGAAACCCTTCATAAATTCTCGGACGCTACAGAGAACGAAAACCTTCCGGCTCACTGCTGGAAAAAACGACCATGTACGGAAACCTAGCCCAACTGCCGCTTGAAACTATCAACGAAGACGGCAAAGCGCCTGAAACGCGCATAGCCGACGCGGCATCCGCTCGCGAAATCTTTCAGAAGCTTATCATGGCTGATGAGCTGCGTAATAGTACGCGAGCCAAGCTGCGCGGTCTGGTCGATGGGAATCCTCCGTACAATCCAGCAGAACTGCGCCGCAACAACCAAGCGTTCCGCACCAACGTCAACTTCCGTGAGTCGGAAGCGTTCCTTACGCTGGCGATGTCCGCCTTCTACGACGTGTTCGCCGAGGTTCCGACCTACACGAACATTCGTACCGCGTACGGTAATGACATGGATAAGCGGGAGGAATGGTCGAAGATCATCACCGAGGAGTTTGACCGGCTCCAGAAGCTCGACAAGGACTTCGACTACATCATGCAGCTCTCGCAGCGTGAGATGGTTCTCATTGGCGATGGTCCGCTGATCTTCGAAGACAATACCAACTGGCGCTGCAAAGCCATCATGGCGACGGACTTGCTCGTCCCAGACGGCACCAAGTCAAACGTGAGCGACTGGAAGGTAGCCTGCGTCCGTACGCGCATGGGCGTGGATGATCTGTTCGAGAAGATCCAAGACGAAAAAGCGGCAAAAGCTTCCGGTTGGGATGTCGATTATGTCCGCGAGCGCATTCGTGCGGCGATGCCCGAGCCGTATCGCTCAGGCGTTCAGTACGACTGGGAGTTCTTCCAGAAGCAGCTTCGCTCGAACGACATCACGTTTTCCGCTCGTTCCGAGGTGGTCTTGATGTGCCACGTTTTCTACAAGGAATTCGATGGTCAAATCAGCCATGTAATCATCGACGAACGCGACAGCGAGAGCTTTATGTATCGCAAGCTTCGCCGGTTCAGCCGGTGGGAGCAGGTCATTCATCCGATGTACTACGACCGTGGCGACGGCGAGCATCACGGCGTTAAGGGCTTGGGCATCAAGATGCTTCAGCCGATGGAGCTAAAGAATCGTCTTCGCTGCTCAATGGTAGATAGCGCGTTTGCGAGGACTCAGATTCTATTCCGACCCCTGAACGCCAATGCACTAAGCAAGACAAGCGTCGTACAGCAAGGACCGTATGCCATTCTTCCGCCAGATTACGAAGTCGTTCAGCAGAATATTGCTGGAGTTCTGGATGCTCCAATGGCGGTCAATGCGGACCTTGAAAATGTTCTTCAAGGCAATCTCTCTCAGTATCGCCAATCGCTCAACAAGCCGCAGGGCAACCCACGGACAGCGACGGAAGTCCAAGCCATCGTCTCGCAGCAGTCCGCCATCGGTAAGACGCAGTTAAGCCGGTATTACACTCAGCTCGATTCCTTCTTTGAGGAACGGTACAACCGCGCTTCGAATCCTAATCTGAACCCGATTACGAAGTCCGATAAGGACGCCATCGAGTTCCAGCGTCGATGCAAAGAGCGCGGCGTTCCTGTGCAGGCAATGATCGACATCGACTACGTTGAGGCGACTAGGACTGTGGGCCAAGGTTCACAGTTCGCTAAGCAACAGCTCCTCGGTTCGCTTCTCCAGTTGTCCGGTTCGCTTCCAGAGGGCGGCAAAATTAACCTGCTCAAGGACTACATTGCCGCACAGGTTGGCCAACAGATGGTGGATCGTTATCTGCCCTCTCAGCTCCAGTCGTCCCGTACGCAGGATCAAGCCGCTCTGGCCGTTCTCGAACACGCCTCACTACGTCAGGGCAATATGCCGCTCGTCACCGATACGCAGAATCAGATCATCCACATCGAGACGCATCTTGGCGCGGCGAACGAGGCAGCGTCATCGCTTCAAGGTGGCGGTAACCCAGAGGAAATCATGCTCTTCATGCAGGGTATTGGTCAGCATGTTCAGCAGCACATCCAGAGGCTCGCAACCGATCCGTCGCGCAAGCAGCAGGTTGATGCGTACGTCCAGCAGCTCGGAATGCTCGGGCAGACCGTTGAGCAGCTTGGTCAGATGCTCCAAGAGCAGCAGCAAGCGATGGCTCAGCAGCAGCAAGCTCAAGCGATTCAGCAAGGCTCTGATCCTCGTACCGCCGTGATGAACGCGGAGGTTCAAGCGAAAATCGCTCGCCAGAACGCCGAGACTATGGCCAATATTCAGCGTCAGAACACGAAGGCGATGGCAGATTTGTCACGCCGGAATGCGAAGACAACCGCTGATATTCAGCGTGCGAATGCAACTGCGGAATCCAATTTGTCGCGTCAGGGATGAAAAATATTCACTTCGTACACGGTCTTCACGATGACGGTTTCAATATCTGTGAACGTGTAGCAATCGCTTCAGCTTGGATGAACAATCCCGACTGGAGCGTTTTTCTTTGGTGTCCCGAAGAACCAACCGGCGAGCAGTGGGAGAAGTTGAAGGCGAAGGTTCCGGTTCGCGTGATGCCGATCCAAAATCCAAAGACATGGAATGGAAACCATGTTCCAAAGCATCAGCATCGTGCCGATCTGATTCGCCACACGGTTCTGTACGCGATGGGTGGTGTTTACGCTGACACCGACACCATCACAGTTGCTCCATTTCAAGAAGATTGGTTGAGCCACGACACGGTAATTGGACGCGAATTCTGCGGAGATGACCCTTCAATCGGGCTTTGCAACGCAGTCATGTTTTCGCAGATGCATAGCCGGTTCCAATGGAAGTGGCTTCAGGAATGGCAGAAATTTGACGGAACTGGATGGACTGAATTTTCAGTTCAAGCACCGATGAAAATACACGGCGAAAATCCCGGCCTAGCCAAATCTGTTGACTTTGAAATGCTTGGATTTATGCACTGCGGTTCCGAGAAGTATTGGGAAGGAATCCATTCGCTCGACGGATGCGTCATTGCCCATCTATGGCGCACTTATCACGACGAGAAAATGCGCGCACTCACTGAAGAACAGATTCTAAAACGCGAAAACACCTACTGCCTTCATGCTTCAAAATATCTTTGATCGAATCTATCTGACTGACGAATGGAACGGTGGATCTGGACCGGGTTCGCATCCGTCGAATACCTCGAAATACGTCAAGTTTCTCAATTCTTTCATTAGAGAAAACTCGATTAAATCGATTCTGGATATTGGCTGCGGAGATTGGCAGTTGATGTCGATGATTGACCTCTCTGGAGTTCGCTACAAAGGCATCGATGTCAGTCCGGTTGCTACTGCGTTTGCGAAATCAAAGGCTCCATCTGGATTTGACATCAGCACGCAAAAGATTGAGGACATAACCGAGTCATTCGACTTGGTTCACATCAAAGACGTTCTCCAGCATCTTGAATTTTCAGAGTGCCGCAGAATTCTGGAAATTATTTCTTCTCGCCACAGGTCCGCGCTTGTCGTCAATGAGCATCCAGCGGCGTCGAATGACATAAAAAACGGAGGATACAGACCTCTTAGCATTGTCGCTGAACCTATTTGCTGTCCGCGTTCCACGGTAATAAAAGTCTTTACTGGCCCAATGTTCAAAAAATCAGTCACCTACATTCACCCAAAATGAACGATCAATACGACTTGTTGAAGCAGTTTATCTCCGATCAATTTCCAAAAATGGGCGGCTGGTGCGACGCCGAAAAAGGATATCAGATTGGAAAGCTTGTTCTTGATTCGAAGCCTCAGAAAATTGCTGAAGTAGGCGTTTTCGAGGGCAAATCCACTCTCGCGCTTGCCAAGGCTTGCAAGATGAATGGAAGCGG